TAAAAACTGAATTCCTTTCACGGTCTGCCTGAGGATGAAAGACGGGACCACCTGCCCGTCTCCGGTTGTGATCGTGACGGCGTCCCCGGCTTCAAGATAGGGCAAACCTTTTTTAGTTAACTCAATCGGGATAAAAGTTAAATCGGGAATGTTCGGCGTAAATACGGAATTGAGGAATGCAAGGAGCTTGCTTTCGATCGTGACCCCCGCTTCCGCTTCCGCCTTGGAAACGGTGAAAACCATGTTTTGAAGTACGGCATTGTCCCGTAAATCGTACACGGATGCGCCCGTGCCTATCTGCACGGTGAGGTCCTGTTCGTTGTCGGTTTCGTCTTTAAACTTAACTTGAACGTATCCGATCGGGGCGATGGTGGTTTCATCGTACCAAAGTTCCGCGTAATTCTCGGGCAAGATGGAAACGGGGCTGGTGTTGTCCAGCGCTGTTATTTCCATGCCACCCGTGCGGGCTGGGGAACCGAACAAACATTGTAATTCAAGATATCCGCGCACGATGTCGGACACGCTGAACGCATTGGAAAACGAATAATATTCGAAAACCGTTGAGCCGTATTTCTTTTTAGTTTGCAACGTTGATTTAAATGACAGTTGCACCCGTGCAAGTGCTCCGGTGCTGTTGCTGTCGGTGTATTTTCTGAACGTGATACCGGGGAAATTAGCCGAATAAATATATTCGGAATCGGTATCGTTTGATACCTCAACGGAAGACAGCCGGCAAAGATAAAACGCTCCCGCCTCGGCGATATACGGGTACATGATCGTACTGCCTGCGGGTATCTCGACAAACGCCCCAACATTTGAAGACGTGTCCGGCTGAATAAATACAAAGTGATTTTGAACGGGTACCGCACTCTCAGCGATTGCCTGTAAAGAACTATAGCCGGATGCGGACGCGTCAACGCCCAACGTTTCAAGCGCTTCAATAATTCCGCTTAAAATATCCGGTTTTTCCTCTCCGCTTTCAGTAACGCCGTAAAGGTCTGTCGGGGCGTTCGGGTCGTCTCTGTATCCCGCTGTATATCGGACGTACTGATACCGGAATGTTAGCGTTTTGCTCGCTCCGCCTGTGATCTTCAGCGTGAGCGTTTCGGACTGTGTGAGCGTTATACCGCCTGTGATCGTTTCTTCCGTGTATCCTTTCGTCAATAATGTGTCCGGGTTTTTATAGTAAAGCACGGACATAACCAACGGTTTTACGTTCTGTGTGTACGTCTGCACGTTTGGATAAAACGCGTCCATGGATGCGCTCTGGAACGGGTTCGCCATCGAGTCTTCCATCCGCTCCGTGTACGCCGTCACGTCCCTTTTATACATCGTTTCGTGATTCCTGGGGCACGTGTCCACGATAAACCGCCCGTACGGCACCCGGTACATGGTCCGGTCGCTGTACGTGCATAACTGCGGGTCTAAAAACTCCTCGTTTCCGGTCGGCGCATTGTCCGCCAGCCATTCCGCCCCCAAGCTGTCCGCCTGTACTTCTATTGCGCACTCAATAACAGCGCCCCGGATGTTCGGAACGTTTACGCAGGTGAATTTTATCTCTGATGCTTCCGTCAGTCCGAACCGGAACGCCTGCTGGCTGCAGAGCGATTCCGTAAACTCTACCGATTCCGAAACGATATCATCGTTGTTCAGGTCGGTATATTCGCCGTTTGGAAAATGGACGTGGAAGTTTTTGAAAACACTGTCCGCTTTGAACAGTGTTTTAACCTCTTCGGGAATATTAAGCATGGTTCAGATCTCCTCCAGATTGAGCACCACATCCATGCCAAATGGTTCATACTTGTACCCCTGTGGTCCATACACCACTGCATTCTCTACAGTGACATATGCGGATATGGTGGTCAGCTCTGTCGCTGTTGTCCGGTTGTTGACGTGAACACCGAGCGAATAGATGCCCGGCTGGATCTTCGCCGTTTCGAGATCGGCGAGCAGCTGAAGGTACTGCGCTTTTCGCAGTACCATGTGCACCTGTCCGCTGATCCGTGTCCGGATGACACTTGTATGATTAATATAGTTACCATCTACCCATGTCTCTGTAATATCTTCGCTGTTCACGCTGTAGTCCGGCGACTTGATCAGCGGAGTGTAGTCCACAGATCCGATCTGAAAAATCTTATAGTCTGCCATACGCTCCTCCTAATCAATAATCAAAGCCGGACTTCCCGGTCGACTTCGTAAAGTTCGCGTTCTGTCTCCGCACCTGCTTGAACATCTGACGCGCATCGCCCTGAAGCGTTACGGTTGTTCCGTTCTTAGCAATGACTTCCAGCAGTGCGCTGATATGCTCAAGCGTGCCCGCTCCGCTGTTCTCCCGGATCAGCTGGGCGAGCAGTGCGTTGCCTACTACTGTCTCCGCTCCTGCACCGTCTCCGAAACCCATCAGACCGCTGTTAGTTGCCAGCACGGTCGGAGTGTTGAACATGACAGCATTCTTATAGGCTCGCTTGTACCACTCGATCGAGATGGACGGAAGCGATCCCTGTCCCATGAAGCCCCACGGTGCTTTACCTCCGGATACATGAAAGTGCGGGAGCTTGATCGGAGGCAGTGACCAACTGAAGTTAAACACGCCTTTGATCTTCTCCACTGCATCAGAAACGATCTTCTTTGCTCCCTCGATCTTTTCGGTGATAGAACTCTTGATGTTCTCGAAGATTTCCGAAGCCTTATCCTTCAGATTGTTGAACGCGGTGATGGCGTTGTCTCTCAAATTGTTGAACGCCTCGACAACCTGGTCCTTCAGATTGGTGGCCCATGCGCAGATTGTATCCCAGTTCTGATACAGAGCAACACCGGCAGCCACAAGGGCAGCCACTACCGCAATGATGGCGATAATGATACCCGTGATTGGTGCCATGGCGATGTTCAACGCTGCAGCTGCTCCCGCGATCGCCGAGATGATTCCCGCAATCGGTGAGATCGCAGCCACAAGGCCAGCAATCACAAGGATCGCGGCCTGTGTCGGCCCGGAGAGACTTCCGAACCACTTGGCGAGGTTCTGCACCACCTTGGCAACGGCTTCCAGGGCAGGCGTCAGCGTTTCCGCAAGAGAAGCACCCGCTTCCATGAAGGCGGCGGATGTCTGTGCTTTCATCTTGTCGATGGAATCGTTGAAGCGGTTCGCCGCATCCACGGAGTCCTGCCCGAGGATAAGACCGAGATCTTCAGCCTCCTGCCCTGCCGCTTTCAGCGATGCACCACCATCGTCAACGATGCCCGCCATGTCCATGGCAGACTTGCCGAACAGTTCCATACTGAGCTGATCGCGCTCGGTCTCGTTGCCGATCTGGGACAGCGCCTGCAGTGAGTCATACCACACATCTACAGCGGAGCGCATGTTTCCCTCGGAGTCGGTGATGCTGACGCCGAGAGTATCGAAGACATCGCTTCCGCTCGCCATGTTCTTCGTCAGCTTCTGCACGGATCCGGTCATGGTGTCCATGCTGACATCGACCAGATCGGAAGCATACTGCATCTTCTGCAGTTCCTCGACTGTAAAACCTGTCTGCTTGCTGAGCGTGTTCAGGTCATCGGCTGCCTGCGCTGATTTGTACGCATTGCCGAGCATGGCAGCGCCAAACGCACCGGCAGCGAGTGATATGCCTTTGGTCTTCTCCGATACCTGTCCGGAGACTTCGCTGACTTTGCTCAGCGCGCTGGGCAAGCTCTTCAGCTGTTTCTCGTAAGACTTCAGACTCTGCTCAGTGTCCTCGATCTCACGCTTCAGAGCGTTCTGCTGTTTGACGGCTTCCGGATCGGAGGATCCTGCTGCCTCCAACTGCTTGAGCGCTTCCTTTTCCTTTTCGAGCTTCTCCTTGGTCTGCTCGATCGCATCGCCAAGAAGTTCCTGTTTCTGCCGGAGGAGCTCCGTGTTGCCGGGGTCCATCTTCAGCAGTTTGTTGACGTCACGGAGTTGCCCCTGCGTGTCTTTCAGAGATTTGTCGACACCGCGCAGAGCGTCCTGCAGTTTCGTGGTATCGCCGTTGATCTCCAGCGTTATGCCGCTAATTCTTCCAGCCATGTGCTCCTCCTTTAGAATTTATCCATGTCTTCCTGCGTTGCAATATAAGGATATGTTTCGTTATCGTTTGCCTTCTCGGTAAACATGTCCGTCACCATCCCCATATCCAAGTGGTCAAGATCTTCCATGCTCAGACCGATCTCGGTGCACCGTAGGAGAAAGAGCGCGGTCGTAAACGGCCGCGTTGTTTGCCTCATTTTTTTTTAGATGTTTCGATCGGCTTCTGGCTCGCTCCCCACAGCATGAGGATCTCACCGCAGGCGTTCAGCACATCCATCGGCTCGAACTCATCCAGCCACTCGTTGATGTCATTCGGGACTTCCGGATCGGCCTGCTTCGCCATGGTATAGGCGAGCTGCATAAGAATGTCCGTGTCGATTTTTGAAAAATCAACCGCGCCCCCGTTAGAGGACGCGGCTGAGATTGCATACAGGTCTTTCAACAGGTCCTTGCCTGTCTGCGCTCTGTATCTGCGCGGTGTTGATGCGGTAGCTTTAAAGGGAATATCCCTGCCGCCTACGTTGATGGTCTTCTCCATATATACCTCCCAAGTTTTAATCAGGCTGTGGGTTCCTGGACAGTGGTGAACCACGCCGAATATGCGGTGGTTGCACTTGGCGGGCAGGACACTTTCACCAGCTGATCGGACAGGCGAGGCATCGCTGTGATCGTGATGGTCTGCTCCTGCGGTTCAATGGTGTCCTCGACAGTGTTGCTCGCGACATCCGGACGGGATGCGGTGCATCTGTACATGCAGTGACGGGTTGCGTGCTGGTCGCCGCTGAACTCAAACAGCAGAGCGAACTCAACGGTCGGAGCTCCTGCCTTTTCAACGTAGAAGCCCTTATCATCGAGGACTTCGCCAAGCACATCCGTGCGGAAAGAATCGGGAATCATGGCAACGGTCAGATCGCCCTCATATCCGTTATTTGAGTCAGTTGCAAAATAGACATTGTCATCTGCATACCACTTGGTATTTTCGCCCGAAGCTGAAAGGCTGATCGAGCGAGCGCCCGGAATCGCGACCGGAGTGCCGTATGTGATCGCTCCGCCTGTTCCTGCGGTGATGACCGAATAGTATACGTTCTTAATGCCGAACTGAACCTTGTTGTTACTAGGCATTTATAGCCACCTCCATAGTGTAAAGTGTTTCCTGCATCGAGTCCGCGCTTACGTAGTCGCTTGTCTTGAAAAAAGGTCCTAACTTCTCGTTAAGGACCTGTTCTACGTTCCGCTCGACCGCGATGCTTTTGCGTTTTGTGTAAAGACCGACCTCCAGCCGGACGATGGTCGCATAGTTCACATCATCCGCCATGAAGTCATTGTTTCCGGGGTAAGTAAATACGATATAGGGAAGCGGCGGGATGCTGCCGTTCTCCCAGAACTCATAGGTAACAGGCAGGCCTGTGCTTTCAAGCGCCTGATAGATCTCTTCGTACGTCATTTAAACCTCTTATAGACCTCATCATTCAGCCATGCCTCGGTATACTCCTCGACTTCCGCGATCCGTCCGTCACCCTTCCAACTTGTCGCCAGCTTTCCGTGCTGGTTGTAAAACGGGTGATCATTCTCAAGAAGATGCGCCACCCGATAATGTTTCTTGTTG